CCCTACGATGCCAGCGCTAGGACTGCTTTACCGACATAGCTAAACTCATGTCGATTGTCCTTTTTATCCGTCGTACGAATATTGGATCTATCCCACCGGTACTGACCGCCTTCTTGATTTCTCGGGAGATAAATGTCGTGTTGTTCACTCAGCGTGATGTATTTCTTCTTAGGAATAATGAGAGAAGCCCAGTACCTAAGAGAAAGAGGTAAGTAAGCATTGCGTCGTAATAGTTTCCTTGTTGTTGCGTTAATCCTTTCCTTACATTCGTCAAGTTCTGTGTAAGCTACTATTGCCTTTAGGTAATGGTGTCGTGCCATGATGAGCGGTTGCACTCTAAGCAGTTCCCGGGCTTTTGTCTCCGTCTTCGCTAGTTGTCTTTTAAGATAACTTTTGATTTCGCGAGCGTTAAAGTACCCTGTGCTTACCGATGCCTTCGTTCGATCTTGGTCCGTGTAGTAGGACCGATAAGTCGTTAAGAATTCTTCTAGTTCGACACAACCTTTAGATTCCACTGTTGTGGATTGTTGTGCGAAGCGTTGGATTCTTTCCTTCAAATCGGGGTCAATTCTTGTCTTGAATCTGGCAGGTTCTAAGTTGAAAACCAGCATGGCAAGATATTGGCTACCTACTGTATCACACGTCGATGTGTGCTTTTTGCACCCATTAAGCTCGATAGGAATTTGACGTAAGTTTGGATTGGTGTTGTGTAAGATTGTGTGTCTTTGGATTCTTTTCATTGGCATATTCTCTGGTCTCAACAAAGCGACATCATGTGAAATTGATGCCTTACTGATTTCATTTGAACCATTCTTGAAGATTGTTCTCATTCCCATGACCTCACTTATTTTTGTTAATTGGAGGATACGGATCTCGTCATTTACTCGCGTAACGATACACTCGCAAAACGTTCCATAATTGTCACTGATGAAAGATTTGTCTTTGTTTAAGACAAGTCGATATTCTAACATCAATGACTCGTAATGGCGTATTTGCTTGAGAGTCCAGCTTGCGACAAGATCATCACCCATGATACGAAAGTAATCGGGAGAGGAAACCTGTGATGCAATTGCCCAATGTAATAAAGACAGTATCGGCCAAGAGGTACCTAATCCCATGTGGATTCCTCGGCGCGTCTTAACTTTGGATTTTAGTGTCATAGGCCCAATAGTCTTCAACGCTGCTTGCGTAAAGCTTTCTTCCCATTTGCAACCCTCTGCAATTTCTGCAAGTATAATGGCAGCCACTTCGTGTGGAATATTGTCAGTAGCAGCAGAGAGGTCAGCCGAATAAATTTTAGCACCTGGCTGAGCAAGGAAAGATAAGTGAGGTTTCCAGGAGTCTCTAAGAGGTTCTCTTAAGCCCTTTACAGTTTTTAGTATAGGGAGGAGTCTTTTGTTGACGAGTCGCGACACATGTGTCAATTCTGCTGGATGAATAGAAGCATAACGAGTCTTATAACCCATTTCTGGGATTGGTAAGACCTTTATAGGAAATTCATTTTCATGCAGTACATTGTACAGTGATGCTTGCGCCGCGAAACCGCTATAAGTAGTGAGTATTGGTTCATGTAATAATTGGTAAGTAGAGTGATGATAAATTGACAATGCCTGAATTTGGGCAAGAAGTGGTAATGGATTAGTGTGGGTTTTTAACTTATTGTGATAGAGTATACGAAGTCTCGCATTATCGAATCTTGAGAGATCAGGATTTGGTACTGTGGGGATTTCTCTCCAAAGTATCTCGTTCCATTCACGATGACGTTTAAGACCTTCAACGATCTCCGCGTTTCTCGCTCGTCTTCTGTGTAGCTCGACTTCTTCTATGAAAAGTGTAGGATACTCGTGAATTTCATAGGCCCCTAACCCGCGTGAAGTACCTGAATAATCTGGACGGTAGTTTTCCTCTCTAAAGAGGTTACCTTGACAGAATTGGTCTTCATCGTGCTGCGGTCGAGGCGTTTGAGCAGTAAACGATATTTCGCGAGGACCACCTAGGTGGTTCCTCGGCGTTTGCTGTATCTCGCCCTCGAGGTTAAGTAGTGGGAATGTGTAATGAAAGAGTTGAGGATATTTGGATCTGAGGATGCTGAGTCGGTCGTTTCTTCGGTTGGCTACTCCTGATCTATGTTCCGCAAGGCTTCTTGCTTTGTCTTGGAACCTCTGGATTAGTTGTTTGAAGAAATTACTTACACCTTTGTCTGCTGTTCGTTGCTCTATACATGCTTTTAGTGACGTTGTTGGAAGAATAGATGCCTTGGCAGAACCGACTTCAGGATGCTTTTTATGAATTTTGTGTATGATGTTTTGGATGTTATTTCTGAGATGGATTGTGCTGAGTTCGGTAATTGCTTTCGGGGGCCGTGTCCACCGTGTCAGGCACTCATGAACACCATGTTCATTCGTGGAGACATTACGCTTTAATGGTATGCTTCTCTGAAGTGTACTTGCTTGATGTATCTGCTGATGGTTCGTGAGAGAGAGAGAGTCGATAGACTTGTGCCCCTGGGCCATAGCATATCTTAGCTTATGGCACCAGTCCTTCGTATAAGTTGGCCCGTGATTGTAGAAATTCACGATGTGCTCAAGGAATTTCTTTAGTTTTAAGAGATTTTTCGGGGCATGTTGGATCTGATAAACATCACCAAAGGCCAGTACGAAACTTTCCCTAAACATCGGAAAGTGGGTTCGTAGAACTTCCACCCTCTCCAACTTTCTAACAACTTCGTTATCTAATATTACCTTCTTTCTGTGTACCTTAGACTGACGGGAAGTCCTCGTGATTTCTCGAATTCCAGTCAATGTTGATTTCTTTAGGAACATTTTATGTTTCCATAAGACTGTCACCAAAGTAGTGAGTTGTTGGGGTTTCATTGGGATGATGCTATGCTCGTAATGAGCGTTTAACTTCCCCTTTGAACCTTTCAATCCTTGGTGGTCAACAA